TACTATTAGACACCTAAAAGTAGAAATTGTTCCAAGTATTTTATACTTTAGTGTATTTCTGCATAAGTGTTGCCGAATTGCACATCTATGCCAAGTTCGACGTTTAGTTGTAGTTTCTCGTTAAGGTTTTGGATGGAAGTTTTCATCAGGTTCTCTGTTTTGTCTTGGTCTCCGTCCTTTACCAATACAATAACCTCGTCGTGAAACTGGCCGATAGTATTTAAGCCAAACTCACGACAATTACGAACCCAACTATCAAAGCAGAACACCCCTGTACCTTGGTTGAGAGTACTGAAGCGATCCTTGTCAGACCGAAGGGAATACCAGAAGCCTGACACTGGGTTCTTAACCCACATAGCACCTCTGCGATCCTTAACCTGTAGACTGTTAGCAACCTCCTGTACAGACCAGTTACGGTTCCAGAATGCGTCTAGTAGCTTCTGTGCCTCACCCTTGTCCATACCCGTCTCACGGGCCAGTTTAGCGGCTCCTACACCATACGTAGCACTGTAGTTCACCACCTTGTAGTTCTTGCGTAATGCCTTAAGGCTACGTTCCCCTGAATTATGCTTGTCGATGTCGTCTTGTGTAACGACACCTGCGTGTTTAGCAAGGTCAAGGTGCGGGTCGAAACCATCCTTGGACATCTCAGCTACATAATCAGGGTCTAGTGGTTTCATGTAGTGACGTTTGGTTGTGTCCTCCAGTGAAGTCATATCAGCACCACACAGAGTGTAACCTTCGGGTGCTGTCAGACAACCTCTTATCTCTGCTCCGTAGGGTTTATCAACTGATGGCAGGTTGACCAGTGGTCGGGCATGACGAAAGCGGAGGGTGTTAGTGAACCCTGCAATAGTTGCTTGCACGTATCCATTGTTTTCTGACTCAACCATTGATCTAAGGATGCCAATACGATGGGTAAGAACAGACAAGCCATCAAGCAGACTAATAGCAGGTTCTTTTCCAGCCAGTTCGATAACGGATGGGCATAGCTCTGAGTCTCTTCGTACTTGCGCAATACTCTTCTCCTCACCTGTAAGTTTGTTACGTGTGAACTTAAACGTGCGTGGTTCCCAACCTAACTTGTTCAGCCAAGACTTAACTTGATCATTTGAGTTAGGGTTACCTTTCTCACGGCTATGGACTACCTCAATAGAAGGTACGTCTGGGTGTTTACGATACTCTGCACATAGGTCATACCACTTGTCAGCAGCTATAGTTGTCTCCCCGTTCTTCTTGTACATCTGGGTAGGACGGTTAACTGTCTTGTATTTGACTACCTCTGGCATAGCTTCTGCAAGCTGTACGATCTTCTCCTCTTTGAGTTGTGTCCACTCCTCTAGGTGGGCTTTAGCTTTATCTACATCTAATTTCCACCGTAGGGCTTCTTGCTCTCGTGCGCACTCCATCTTGAACATTAGGTAACTCATGATTCCAGTAGTGTCTGAGATACCTCCGTCATAGATTTCACCTAGTTTGATAAGCAGGTCACGGTAAAGACGGGCGTTGATCTTAACGTCCTCGTTACAGCGGTGTGCATACTCCTCTGGGCTTAAGTTATCCCAGTCAGTGATCTTAGGTTTAGGTACACCGTAGTCTTGACCAAAACCTTCTAGACCATGCTTCTGACGATCTGGGTTTAGATACCAAGACAAAGCCAGTGTGTCTACAACTCTACAGGTAATCTGAATACCTAGCAGCTTTTCCACTGCAGGGATATCAAAGCGAATAATGTTGTGTCCACAGATAGCATCAGCGTTTGTAAGCACGTCACGCATCTTATCATAGTCATGTGTGTGGTTAACTGTTTTGCCAATGTCATCTGTCCAAGACATGACATGGACTTTGGTCATCTCATCTAAAAGACCATCGGTCTCAATGTCGAATATAATCATCTATTTTTCTCCTTATGTTTACCTTGCATTAGACAACCTCTCGTAATGTAAATGTATCGTAGTTAAACTTCATCTTACCTGCCTGTCCCTCTTGCGAACACGGGCGGTTCTTCTCGACCTTGATGTAAGTAGTATTCTTTTCCTCTACTGTATCAGCTTGTTTGTCACGGTTGAGGTCAATAATAACTGACGCACGTTGACCAATCATCTTACAGTACTTTGGATCACCGTTCTCATTAGTGTGAGCGATGGTGACAATACCTACGTTAAGGTCTGCCGCCATCTTTGACAGGCGAACTGATAGGTCAGCTAACTGCTGCTCTTTACTCTCGTCTGTGCTACCAGTGACTACATCTTGGATAGGCTCGAAGAATACAAACTTACAACCACAAGCCTGACTGAAGAATCTGATCTGGTCGCATAGCTCATCTGCACCTTGACCATCTTCCAAGAAGAACTGATATAGGTTACCATCTTTGGTTAAGTCTTCGATAGCTTTCTCTACTATACCCTCTGCCATCTTCTGTTGGATTAGGTCACGGCGTGTGAGATTATCGTTTGCTTGATACGACACAAGACCTAAGACTGACCGTAGCTTTGTTTCTTCTAGGTGCCAAGTAGCAATAGGTACATCTTGCTTCAACATCTGGAACTCTAGGAAGCGCATGATCTCTGTCTTACCGATACCTGTAGGTGCTTTAATTACAGTAAAGTGACCTTGCATAAGACCAAGTATCTTAGCATCTAGCTCGTTAATTCCTGTGGGTACATACTGGAACTCAGGTGTATCATTATACAACTGCATAAACTGCTCTGTCGTATTAAGTACGTTATCGGGTGTATACTTCTTAGCATTGTACCATGCTTGCTTAAACTCGTTCTGCGCACGGTTTGTTAGGAAGTCGTTAGCGTCTTTGTACTTACCATGAGGAACACGGTAGACCTTGTTAGGGAACAGTTTGGCGACTTTATCTGCGATAGCGTTACCAGCCTCATCATTGTCAAACGACAGGACGAGCTTATCAAAGCTATCTAGATATGGCTTACACTTCTCCCAAATTGCCTTGGCGGGGGTAGCACTAGGCATTGAGACCACAGGATACAAACGGCTAGAATCCAAGTCGGTTAACATCTGGTAAACAGATAGTGCGTCAAGTTCACCCTCTGTAATTGTAAGTACCTTAGAGCAACCTGCGGTAAACTTATCCATACCGAAGAACTCGTCAGTGGTAAAACCCTTTGTAGTACGAAAGTCCTTCTCCTTTAGGTTACGCATCTTACGACCACCAGAAGGGTATGTGTAAGTCTGGTAGGACTTATCTGATGTTGTAGTCACACCATACTTTTCCATTGTACGAACTGACAATCCACGCATGGACATATACTTTCCACTGGTAGTATAATCACTAATTTCCACTATGGGGGCATCCTGTATAGATGGTAGTGACTGACCCTCTGCTAGTGGGTACTTCTCTTGTGACCAACTGAATACAGTTTTCTTTGACGGGTAGCTTTCGTTACAGGAGAAGCATTTACCAAAGCCTCTAGTATTGTAGCTGAAAGCATCAGACGAACCACAATCCACAAAAGGACATGGTTGTTGAGTAATATTAGTGTGGGTCATACTTACTCCTTTTATTTATCGGGCAGACCTAAACCATAGACTTTTCGGAAGAGGAACAAAAGTATATAGGCACCTGAATGACCCTTTTGTTCCTCCCCAAAATAGAAATAGATTTACTGTTGTAATGTTGCAACAATATCTCTAACTTTGGCTATTAGTTTAGCCTCTCGCTTAACAATGGCAGAGTGAGTCTTGAGGCCAAAGAACTCTGCGACCTCCTCATCTGTCATGTCTTCCTCATACCTCATGTACAGCAACGTCTGTTCATCAGAGGTAAGCTCTTTATCTAACAGCTCGTCCAACTTCCGCCAGAACTCTAGCTTTACATAAAGCTCTTCTGAGGATGGCTCAGACTTACCTGCATCCTCACCACTGACCTGCTCTGACTTCAGAACGCTCCTGAGGTGTTCTACAGCTAGGTCTGTCCATGTATGCTGTACATTAGTAAGGTTAGCATCAGCGTCCCTCACGAGCCGCCTGACAACATCTGATTTAGGTACCGTAAATGGTAGGCAGTCTATGTTTAGATAGTCGTGCATACGCTTACGGGCAGCTACAAATAATTGTATATCTTCAGTTGCAGGTTTCTCTGCTAACATCTCGTAGATTGCTAGTAGACCCTCTTGACGTAAGTCCTCGAAGTGATCTGGTCGTTTAAACCTACGGGCTAAATATTCACACATTCTTATGAAGTGCTTTGCTTGTTCGTCTCTATCTATGACCATTCGTCATTCTCCATCAATGCTGCCCAAGATATAGGGTACAGTTTCATCATTTCACCATAAATTTGACTTGCGACAAGTTGTGTCTCAAACTGAGTGTCCTTGGCGCAACGTAGTTTACACATGTCAGCAAACGCATCTAGGCTACCAGACCAATACCATGAGGTCATCATGTTCTGCGGTAGTATAGATCGTGCCTGTTCTGGGGCGACCCCTTCCTTAATCATAAGGTCATATGTCGTTAATGCATTACGAAGTGTCGCATTGAACATCATTTCAGCTTCTAGGCTAATTTCCATCGGCCCCCCTGATCCCTGTTTAGAGTTTTCAGGTTTACTGCGCCAGTGTGGTTCATAGAACGATGGTTCATAGTTGACGTAACGACGACTGATCTCATTCCACCGTAGGAACTTATGCTTTACCAACTGCCTAGCCACAAAAACTGGGGCATCTACACGAAAGCTAGAGAAAGCATGACCAAAAGGTGAGGTATGCTTGTGTCTAGCAAGGTAGTTGATTAGCTTTATATCCCTAGCGGATAAGGTTTTATAGTCACCTGTATGAATGTGACCTGCATAATCAGAGGTTCGATCATACGAAACTCTAGCTGCGTTAACTACAGACAGGTCATCACCCATGTGATCTATTAGTTTTACTTTGATGTTTTCCATTAGAATAACAACTCTCCATTTTCATCGTAGGGGCTACGGTAATAGCCCAGCTTCATACATTCCCTACGAGGGTCTAGAACTTCCTCTAGCTCCTGTAATTTCGTCGGGGGAAGTATACCTAACTCAAGTAGGCTACTTTCCAAGTGGGGCGGTATAGAACACATGTGATCCATGTTTCGCTGTTTCCTTATACAGGTCTGCCCAATAGGGCTTGACGTAGGTTGCGTGGTAGTGGGTAGCACCATATGTAACATCTGGCACTGTACCATTCAAGACATCGTATGCAACTAATGTTGCCAATGCCCATGCTCTTGGTTCTGTGGGAGTATCAGACTTTCCATCGCAGTACCACGAGAATTGACACTTATGCTTACCCTTTTCGTAGCCTTGTTTGACTACATCACAAACATTGTTAGGGTGCCTATCGGACATTACACGGTTCATTACTACATGAGCTACCGCATACTGTCCGATCATAGTGTCGCTACGTGCCTCGTGATAAACATTCATCGCAAGGCACATAAGAACTGAGTTAAGCATTATTCCTCATCTCCATAATCATCGTCATCATAGCAGTGGCCGTAAGGAGCTTCTTCACGACCCTCCATGTAGGCAGAGAACGCCTCTTTCGAGTATCCTGACAAATCGCTACTGCGACCATAGTAGGCATCTTTAGCACCCTTCTCGAATGCTTCTTCCATTTGATCCATAAACAAGTCTTTCATACGTCCCATTAAAAGGCACCTCCATTGTAATAGTTATAATCGCGAATGTCATCAATCGCCTCACACAAGTCACTATATGAGAATCCCATAGATGTCAACAGTGCTGCAACACTTTTTGGGTAGTTAACAACAAGTTGCTCTACATCATAGTCATCGTAGTTGATGTCAGAGTCTACAGGTCTGCGGTCGATGATAAGATTAGACAGGTCAGCACATATGAATGCATCTGCAACACGCTCTAGGAATACTAGGTCTTGCTGCTCTGCTTTGGTATGCTGATCGAAGTAACCAACAGAAACATTGGTACACTCTGGGATAAGGTGAGCATACTCGTTGCTGTCGGTATAAGAGCCAGTGTTGTCTGGGGTATAGCCAAGGTCAACAGCACGTTCTAGCGAACGGGCAAAGTCTTCTGAGCATGTACGAGAACCCATCTGGTGCGTAATGACAGAGCCATAACCCTTGCGGTCAAACGAGATAGCTGCGTCAATGCCATGAACAACATCTGGTGTATGTGTGGCAATGTAGCTAGAGCCTTTGCAACCGATCTCCTCTGCGGCATGTACGATGTACAAACCTTCTACACCTGCGTCGATCATACGCAGCATGATGTAGATGCCAGAGGTACAGTCAGCACCTAGACAGTCAGTGCCAGTGGTTGCAGCAAACTCTGTACGAACCACAACTTTCTGACGACCAGAGGACGCATGTACAGTGTCGTGGTGAGACATGTAAGCAATGCGTGGGTTGTCACCGATGCGCAGGATATAGTTACCCTTGGCATCTGGCTTGCCGAACACTGGTTCTAAGAAACGACGACAGAATTTGGTTTGTGAACGAGAGCCTTCTGGTCGCCTGTAAGAAAGCATCTCGATAAAAGTGCTAGTATCGTAAGTCATATAATCTCCTGTAATTTTCTTCTGTATACACATTTCTACTGCGGGGGTCAAGACTACTTGATCTCCACCACAGCATTTTCGCTGAAGCACTTCCAGCTTTCTTCTGCTACAGAATAGATAGGGATAAGACCATTGTTTTTCAAGGTCTGACTTACTTGTGCGCCCTTTGCATTACCTACGATTTTAGATGTAGGTTTAAACAGGCCGTTGATTGTACGCTCAGTACCGTCCTTCTTGATGAAGGTAACTGTGGCAAACTGTGTGCCTTTAGCTGCTACAACCTGACGAACTGTTTCTGCTGCTAGTGTATTAGTC